CCGATCGTCCGGTTCCCCCTCCTCCGGACACCGCAATCAGCTGGGATGTCCACCGGTCCCTCGGGATCGTGATGATGTTTGAAACCGACCGCGGCAAACTTTTTTTCGCGCATCCGGTACTGTACGCCCAGCAAGTGCCCGAGTGCCGCGGCATGACCATAGATGACACCGGGCCGCATCTCTGGGTAATCGAATCGGACATGACCGGGGTGCCGCTCAAGTACACGATTTTAAAAAATCCAACGGGCTACCGGTACGAGGATGAGCCCTGGCAACCCTGGGTCTGGCAGTCGTTCAAGGACCTTAACTTAAAGGAGTATAGAGAAAATGAATGACATTCTAATGGCACTGAAGGGAAAGAAAACTTTTATCCTGAGCTTTATCGCAATTTCAAGTTTATTTTGTGAGCTCCAGGGCTGGTGGATAGCCCCCAAAGAGTGGTACATGATGCTTGGATTTGGCGGCATGGCCTCGGTTCGTTCCGGAATGAGTAAGTAATTAAGGTAAAACTTTAATTTCAATTAGGAGCACATAAAAATGATGATGCCGTTCGCTCACTACCTGGTTGCGTTTCTGATCGGCTGGAGCATAGCCGCCTGGATCTACTGATGACCCTTTACCTGGTCGGCAGCGCGGTGCTGTTTGTTGTGTTTATTTTCTGGTACGCCTACCGCCAGGGTAAGCGGATTGCCGATTTGGATGCCCTGATCCATGGCAACAAGCTGCACAACGAGGTTCGTAAAAAAATAAAGGAAATCGATGCGAAAACTAAAAAGAAACTGCGCGGTATTACTCGCAGTCGCGCTCTTAAGTTCTGGCTGCGCGGGAGTAAGCCAGAGGACCCTTGAAACATTCGAGGCACCGCCCATACCGGCCATCCAGCCGGAAGCATCCGGACCGCACATTTTCCTACCGGATGATGATTTTATTGATCTGACCAAGTACGTCCTCGAGCTCCAGAGCCAGCTTGAGAAATGCAACGCCCAGGCGGAGGTCTTTAATGGAGAGAGATGACAAGGGTCAGTTTAAGGACACGGGTAAAGCCGTTAAAACCCGTGGGCATATCAATAAAAAGGAGCGGGAGAAAATTGATGACCTCTGCAAGCGGAAGGGGTTCAATCCGGTCAACTGGCTGATCGAGGTTGCGGAAAACGAGGACATCCCCTGGAGGGAGAGGATCCGCGCCACGATCGAAATTAATGCCTGTTTGCATCCGAAAAAGAAGGCGATGGATGTGGCAGTCGATCAGACAATCACGTTGGTCCGACAAAACATGCTGGAGGCTATAGATGTCAAACATATCGATACCTCACTTATACCGGCCGCGTACTTATCAAAAGCCGGTCTGGCTGGCGATGGAGGTGGGAATAAAAAGATTGGTCCTGGTGTGGCACCGAAGGTGCGGAAAAGACACAACAAGTCTTAACATAATGGTAGACCGGATGCTGCAACGGCCTGGATCCTATTACCATTTATTCCCGACCGCCAGACAAGGGCGCAAAGCGATCTACGAGGGGATTAACAAGGACGGCCACGCTTTTCTCGATCATTTTCCTAAACAGATTATTGTGCGGAAAAATGACCAGGAGATGCTGGTCGAGGTCAAGGGTGAGAAAGGCAACTCGATTTACCAGGTGGTCGGCACCGACAAGGGTATGGATTACCTTAGAGGGACCAACCCGGTCGGCGTGATCTTCTCGGAGTATTCGAGAATGAGCCCGGCGGTATGGGATACGATCCGCCCGATCCTCCGGGAAAATGACGGGTGGGCGATTTTTGCCTATACACCCTGGGGAGAAAATCATGGCTATGATTTATACAACATGGCCAAACAAAATGATGAATGGTTTGCCTCACTTTTAACGGTTGACGATACGACCGATCATAATGGCAAGCGTTTGATTACCGATTCGGATGTTGAAGAAGAACGCGACTCCGGCATGAGTAAAGAAATGTGCGCCCAGGAATTTTACTGTTCGTTCCAATCGGCATTACCAGGTGCTTACTTTGCCAGTGAAATGGAATCCGCCCTGGAACAAGGTCGGATCACCCAGGTGGCCTACGAACCGGAACTCCCGGTCGAAACCTACTGGGATCTGGGCCTGGCAGACTCCAATGCGATCTGGTTCGCCCAGCATATTGGTAACGAAACCCGACTGATTGATTACTATGAAAACTCCGGTGAGGGCCTGGTCCATTACATCCAACTACTCCGGAACAAAGAATATGTGTATAGCCGGCATCATGCGCCGCATGACATCGAGGTCCGTGAATTTTCCACGGGAAGATCCAGGCGTGATACGGCGCTTAATCTCGGGATTGATTTTCTGGTCGGCAAAAAGATTGACAAGATGGAATCCATCGATTCACTCCGGCGCTTTTTAGGCCGTTGCTGGTTTGACCAGGAGAAATGCAAAGTGGGCATTGCGGCATTGAGGAATTATCACAAGGCGTTTAATGATAAGACCCGGACCTTTTCTTCTCCGGTCCATGATTGGAGCTCGCACGGAGTCGATGCGCTGATGGAATGTTCCAACGCTCATTACCTGGATGGATTCGAGGATACCAGCCGGAAACAGACCCAAACCCTTAATGATTACGATATTTTTGATTCGAAGGGGAATTCAACATTTCATTAGTTTGTGATTGCCAATTAGATCAGGTTTTAATTACTTTTAAGCAAGAATACTAAAGGAGTAAAAAACAATGGGTTCATTCTTTTCATCACCAAGTCCGCCTTCGCCTCCGCCGCCGGCTCCGATGCCGGTTTTACCTCCGCCTCCTCCGCCTCCTCCGCCTCCGCCTCCTCCGCCCGAGCCGCCAAAAGAGATTGACAAGTCGGCCGAGGAAAAAGAGGAACGTATGGCGATATTAGCGAGGAAACGAAAAGGTCGGAGATCCACGATCATGACCGGCGCTTTGGGGGATACATCCGATGCTAATAGTTATAAAAAAAGACTGTTAGGAGACTAAATGCCAGATGTTATTTCGCTGATCAAGCGACACGATAAACTGAAACAAAGGCGCACCCAATGGGAGCCCTTTTTCAGAGATGTTCGGGATTATATTCGCCCAAGAAAAGGCAAGGTCGATTCGTCAACATTTCAACATGGGCAACCGTTTACCAACAAGAGATTCGACTCCACGGCCACTGAGGCGAATAGACTCCTGGCTCTATCAATGCAGAACTCACTCTGCCCGAGCTCGGTGATCTGGTACAAGCTAAAGATCCCTAAAGCGCACCCGATGGCATCACTCAATGATGACCCGGCAGTCCTGGCGTGGTTCGATGCGGTGGTCGAGAAAATGTTTTTTACCATGCACCAGAGTAATTTCTATTCGGTGATTGGTGAGGCATTCCTGGACTACACCTCATTCGGTACCATCTGCATCATGGTTGATGAAGATGATATGACCACGCCGAACTTCAACGGCATCATTTATAAATCCATGCCGATAGGTGAGTTTGTGTTTGCCGAGGATCGCCGTGGTGTGCCTGATACATTATTTTGGGAATACAAGTTAAGCGCCAGGCAAGCCGCCCAGCAATTCGGGATGAAAAATTTGCCCGAGGTTGTACGCGAGGCCGCCCGGGAAAAACCGGATGAGGAGTATGATTTTCTCCGCGTGGTTCTCCCAGCCGAGGATTACCATTCGAAAAAACGCCGCGGTAAGGAAATCCAGGCATGGACCGCAATCGATATATTTTCACATGGCAAAGAAAAAGTTGCCGAGTCGGGATACAACGAATTCCCGTACGCCATCGGAAGGTTCGCCAAGGAATCCGGCGAGCTTTGGGGAAGATCCCCGGCCGATGTGGCCATGGCCGACATTAAAGTTTTAAACAAGATCCGCGAGTTGGAGCTTAGAGCTCTCAACAAGGCGGTCGATCCGCCACTCATTGCACCACACCAGGGAATTGTTGGAGCATTCAAACTTATTCCAGGGGCAATCAATTATTCACGCGAACCCGAACGCATTAAATTTTTACCATTTGAAGGCCGCTTTGATCTCACCAACTTAAAGGGGGATGAGCTCAAACGTGGTATCCGGTCCATGTTTATGGCAGACCAGTTGGTCATGCCGGAAAAACCGAACATGACGGCACAAGAAGTGATCGAGCTCCGGGATCAGTTCCAGCGCATGTTAGGCCCTACGGTTTCACGTTTTGAATCCGAGGTGCTCATGCCGTTGGTGTTACGAACATTCTCTATCGGTTACCGGACCGGTTTGTTTCCTCCTCCGCCGGAAATATTAAATGGTTTAAGCGACATTGATGTCGAATTTGTTGGGAGTCTGGCCAAAGCACAAAAACTTTCTGATGTCACAGCGATTACGCAATGGTTTGGCATGCTCGGCCAGGCCGCCCAATTTTCTCCCGACATTATTGACCTGGTAAATTTTGAAGAATCATTACGGATCCTCGGGGACCGCCTGGCAGTTCCAGGTGAAGCGTTACGGTCGGATGAAGAGATCATGCAAATGAGAACCATGAAAGCCGAACAGGCCCAGGAACAAAAACAAACAAACGAATTGATGCAAGTGGCCGAGGGAATAGGTAAGGCCGGCCCTGGTATCAAGGCATTACAGGAGGCAAATGAAACAGAAGCAATGGGAGCCCCAGCTTAATGACAAGGAACGCAAGAAAGTAGCGGTCAATTATTTTCAATGTTTCAATACGCAAGCCGGGTTGGAGGTTTTAAAAGATTTGGAAGAGATGTACCAGGGAAAATCCAGTGTAGTTGCCAACGATCCGTATGGAACTTATTTCCAGGAGGGTTGTCGGTTTGTTTATTTACTGATCAAGGAAACGGTCAAACTCGGAGAAGAACTCAAATCAAAAGGAGATACTGAATGATTACTGAAACGCAAGAGCCGGCAACCGACACCTCGAGCGAATCTGAAGAAGCGCCGCTGGAAGCACCAGCCACATGGATCGATGATGTCCCGGAAGATTACCGGGGAGAGAAATCATTGAGCAAGTATCAATCGGTCGGTGATCTGGCCAAAGGTCATGTTCATCTTTCCAGGATGATGGGCAACTCGGTCAAGATCCCAGGCGAAGATTCAACTGATGAAGAGCGCAACGATTTTTATACCAAGATGGGCCGCCCCGAAACGGCGGACAATTATGAGTATGCACGCCCCGATATGCCGGAAGGAATGTCATACGATGAAAATTCGGAAAAGGCATTCAAACAACTGGCACATGATCAAGGGTTATCACAAAATCAATTGGGATCCATCCTAGATTTTTATAACAAGTTTGCCCTGGATTCCCAAATTGACCAAAAATTGCACATGGATGAAGCCTACTTTAAGGGTGAGGCGGCACTGCAAAAAGAATGGGGCCATAAAGGATATGATCGCAACGTGGCTATTGCACAACGCGCGATGAAAGAATTTGGTGGTCCGGAACTCGAAAAGTTATTGGCCTCGGATCCGCGAGGTTCCCATCCGGCGCTGATCAAGGCGTTTTACCAGATGGGATTAAAAAGCCAGGAGGCTCGCCCCTTGGATGCGGAACATGATTCCAGTTTTCTCGATGTCACATCGGCACAAAAAGAAATCGAGGAATTCAACAAGCCTGGCCATAAATATTACAAGGCATACTGGAATAAGGACGATTCCAAGCATGCCGAGGCCATTGCTTATCGGGACCGCCTGTTTGATATGGCTTACCCGGAGGAATAAATGGAAAGCGATATTACATGTGGCGAGTGCAAAAATTTTGGAAAGAAACGAATTGTATTATCGAGAAAGGACAATCCTTTTCGCCTCGGACGATTGAGAGGCAAAAAGCATGATTATTGTTTGCATTATGATCAACCAGCCAGGAGCGATGATTATTATGGGTTGTGCGAGGTAGCAATTCGCAAGCCCGTGGAAGTCGAAGATCCTGGCACAGTGACTACGGACCCGGTAACGGACCCTCCGTTAGTTGCATTGCAGTAAACCCGGATACCCCGTAAGGGCCCAACCGTTGTATCCGAGAGCCCGGTGGTCGGTTACCTCTCTATTATTAATTCCTCAAAAGAGGTAATGAAATGAGCACTGAAGTCAACAAGGCTTTTGTAAACAAGTACCGCTCCAATTTCATTCACCTTGCCCAGCAGAAGGGTTCGCGTTTGCGAAACTTTGTGCGTGTGAATGAGGGTGTAGTAGGTAAGGCAGATCATTTTGACCGCTTGGGACAGACAAACGCGCAAAAAATGACAAGTCGGCATGCCGACACGCCGTTAATTTCTACACCTCACTCCAGGCGAAAAGTTGTGATGGAAGATTACAACTGGGCAGATTTAGTGGACAAGGCAGATCAGATTAAAATGTTATCTGATCCCAAGTCCGAGTATCTGACCGCCGGAGTATGGGCAATGGGTAGAACTATAGATGACTTGATTTTGGCCGCGATGACGGGAAACGCTACCAGCGTATCCTCGACCGATGCCGCATCAGATGTGGCTCTACCTTCCGCGCAAAAAGTAGTTCATGGATCGGCTGGAATGACCATGGCGAAACTACGAACTGCAAGGAAAATATTACGGGAGGCAGACATTGATCCCGATGAAGAACTTTATCTCGCCATCAGCGGAGATAAAATGGATGATCTGTTTTCTGAATCAGGAACTCCGATCATCAATTTTGATTACAACGACAAGAAACCGATGGTGACCGGAAGTATAGGTTCCTTTTTCGGTTTCAATTTT